CTATTTGGTACTCTTGATTGAGCACAGCCGCAGTAATATTGCCGCCTAGAGAAGCAGCTCCAGAGAAAGTTACAAAGTCATTCTGGAGGGCGCCATGAGAAGCATCGGTTACAGTAAGAGTGGCATTGCCGTTTACGGCTGCAAATGTAACATCGCCCGCTGCTGTGGTTGCTCTAATAGGGGTAACGTCAAAGTAAGCCCCACCTCGCTCAATGTAGTATTTGAGGTGAGTACCTACAGAAACAAGATTCTGAAGACTAAGAGTAGCCCAGTTGAATAGCGAACGCGCTACACCTAGGTAAGTATTAGCAGAGAGCTGCTCCCACCCGCCTATTTTCTGGGGTAGGCCACGTCTGAAGCGCACCTTATCAGTCTCGTACCACTGACCTTCGGCGGCATACCGGGTAGTTTCTCTGTTTACTCCCGGTTTGAATTGTAATTTTCTAACTGCCATTTAGACCTCAATCCGCGTACTCACCACTAGCAATCATGTCGGTCAGCTCTAAAGCACGGCCACCAACTTGTTTTGCCCACCTAGAGTCCAAGAACTCTGTAGAGGCTTCTGTGTAGTTCCCCGCTTCCATAGCGGTTAATGCGCGTCGAAAGCCACGTAAACGCGTAGCTCCGAGGTTAAATGCAATGTCAATAATAGCATCTTTTCGTACATCATCAAGACCGTTAAACCACGTGTATTCTGAGGCTAACTCCTTTATTACACGCTCAATATCGTTTTGTAGGAGGTAATCTATCTCGTCCTCAGAAAGCCCCATGCCGCCCTGCTGGTCAATGTTACGGCCCACTCCCACAGTAATCTTGCCTTCGGAGCATTCATACGCATGAGTTTCCACACCCTCATGGCGCTTTAACATGTCAATTAGCTTTTCCATTATTGACCTCGGTTGTTGCTTGATCCAAAAAAGAAAGCACTTATACCGGAAATCAAACCGCCAAGATAGCCTAAGATTATGTTGGCTAGGGCATCATCTACCGCTTCAGCACGGAATGTCACTAAGAAGATATAGGCCAGAAAACCCATGAGACTAATAATGGCGAAAATCTTGGGGGTGGGGTCTTCACCGAAAATCTCTCTTGCGGCCTGCCTGTCCTGCACCTCTATCTTAAAGTTTTCAAGGTCAATTTCCCGCTCTTTTAAAGTCTTGGCGAACTCTAGCTCTGCCTCTTGCAAGGCACTAATGGACTCTGGATGTTCTTCAATATATTTTTCTAGCTTAGCTGGGTCAGTGGTATTGCTTACTCCTAGCTTGTCAGCCACAAGTTTGACAGCCATACCGCCCATAGGCCCGCCGATAGCTTTGCCCACTGTTGGTGCAAGCGTAGACAACAATCCTTTTAACTTGCTCATCTAAACCTCGATCATAAACGTGCTTTTAGGTGGGTCTTCTACTCTGTCTCTTGGATAAGGGGCAATACCCAAGTGATCAATTATTATCCCGAAGCTCTCTATCTTCTGAGCAACTTCGTTGATGTTCTGTTTTGCGTAGGCTGCTGTACCAACATTGTCAAACCACATGTTAAAACGCCCGTGGTTATCGCTAACTCTGCCTTGCAACCAGATGTGATCTCTATCGCCTATCTCTGTGTCTATGTTAATCTCCCAGTCATCATCACTGCCTAGCAACTGGTCAAAACCCATCCATTCCTCTTCACCAGCATTTATCTCTCCCTCTCCAAAGTCAACTGAATTACTGCCTTCCGCTGCTTCCTCAAACTCTCGTGCTTCTGGCGCTTCCCAGAGGAAGCTGGACGGATCAGACTTTTCAAGCTCAATTTCGACAGGGGGTAAGTCAGTAAACAAATCTAGCTCGCCAGATACAGAGCTTTCCCCGCTTTCTATTGCCGCTTTTAAATCTGTAAGCAGCTTCTCTACATCCTCATTGTCATCTACCTTGGAAGATGTGTTTTCAAATACTTGGTCTAGCTTGGACTGTCTTGTCGGCTCTTGGCCTTCTGTCTTTGGCCCTTCTTTGACTTCTGTGTCAGCAGGAGTTTCTGTTGACGTGACCCTGACATTTACATCTTCACCAGAAACCTGTGCAAAACTACCTACTAAATTTACTGTACCGTTTTCAGTCTCTAGCGTTATAGACTTGCCGTCTTCAGATACCGTCCCCTTAACTACCTGTCCTTCCGGTAGGTCTAGCTCTTGAACTGTGTCAGAGGAGAGAGCTATCGTCAGGTTTTGGGTGGTATCTACCTGCGTTGCTGCATAGTTCGCAACGGAGTTTTCTGGCGATATAATCATCCATCACAACGTCAACAAATAGAGCCTTACCAAAGCATCTAGGTTTCGGATGACTTTCCCTCAGTATCCTCCTCGACGATCTCGTCGATGGTTTCACATACATCAGGAACAGCTACGCCTGTAGTTACTTCAGTAGCCACACGCCCCACAGCCCGAATGCCTTTATAGACACCAGAGCAATACAGGTCTTTATTAGCGATCATATCCTCAGACACCGTGCATCCGGTGAATACAAATAAACTACTCAGGATTAGGGAAATCGATTTCATCTTCTATCCTCTTCAGCTCTCTTAGTTCGCCTTTGGTTAGGGGGACAACCTTCTTGGCTTCTCGCTCCTGCTCGTCAAGGAACAGCTTCAGCCTTTCTTTATAGCCATCCATCATGTGGTCTGCTATACGGTCTTTCAGATCGCCCCTGTCAGCAACTCTGGTGTCTTTGCTTGGGTTTATATAGTCAGGGCCGGTATTGCTGAAATACAGCATAGTCTGTGAGCTTGAAGGGCCGTAACAAAAGCGTGGGATTCTAGCCACCATATCGCTGCCCTGCACACAAGATATTTGGTTATCCAGCGTCATTGGCTTTTTGAAGCCCTTGAAGAACACGTTTGGCTTACCGAAAGTAATCAAGTTTATGTTGTCATGCTTGCCGTTGAGCATAGAGGCAGATAGCTCTGCGAGCGCACCACCAAGGCTATGGCCGCAGATCAACGTGCGTTTCTTAGGGTCTATGTGTTTCTTAACTTCTTTCCAGACTGACTTATGCGCCATAGCAAACCCGCCGTGACACAGCCTACCCGCATATGGCACGGGGACTACGAGCGCGTCTGTTAACCAATCCCTGCCCTGCTGTGTACCCCTGAAGGCTATTATGTCTATGGTCTTACGCTTTGCCACATATACTGTAGTAGATGTCCACTTGCTCTCTATGTGAATAGCATCTACTTTGTTCCGCTTTTTGTAGGCGTTCATCGCCCAGCTACAAGCCATATTAAGCAGTACGGGATCGAGTTTCATTTATCAGCCTTGTTTTCTAGTCGCTTGAAGATTGCACCCAACAAGTCTTTGATCTCGCGTATGTCTTCGCGGTAATCGTCTTTAGCAACGTACTTTTCAGGTATCGTTTTCATCTCGGAGTCAATACGGTCTAGTAGGGTATAGATGCGGGTGTACGCCCACGCCGCCAGAAAGCCACCGATCAGGATAATTACATCAAAGACTATCTGACCCGTAAGTTGCATTACTCAGACTCGCGTGGGTCTACCCAACCTTCTACTGCCGTGAACGTGCCGTCAGACGCGCATGTATATTTGCACCCGTACCAGTCGGTTGGTTCGCTAACTCCAGTGATAAGAGTGGCATTGCCGCTGTTGAGATCGCCAATGATAAACTCAGCAGGATCGCCCACAGTAATTGTGTCGCTTCCCATCGTGACTGATTTGTCATCAGCAAAGAGATATCTGGATGTGTTCGTTGCATTGTCTACGATTGTCTTCATGTTCTACCCTTTCAATAGAAGTGTTGTGTTAGCTATTGCCTTTCCAGCCGTCACGCTGGAAGACGTTGTGGAAAGTGTGCCATCGTCTTGGACGTAGTAGGTGCTGCCGATTGTGAAGTTGGGGTTTGCACTTGTAATTTTCAAAACAATACCTGTGCCGTAACTAGAGTTGCCCAGATCACGGTATGCGATAACGGTTCTGTCAACACCAGCATTGTATGACAGAGAGGTGCTTTTGGTAGAAGCATCATTAAATATTTGCTTACTTCCAAAGCTAATACTTGTCCCACTTACAGTCCCGAGAAAGTAAACACCATCGTCTGGGGTTGCATCCTCATCCCTATACGCCACAATTATTTTGTTCGCTGTACTGTCAAATGTCATTGCATAAAAATCACTGTTTGATTGAGATGCAACTACGACTTCCGAACCAAAAGAAATAGAAGTTCCCGATACTGTGCCTACCATTGCAGTCGGGGTGTTATTATCTTTAAAAAACATAACCGTCTTGTCATTAGCAGAGTCGTAAGCAGAATTAATGTCGTATTGCGTGTTTGAGCTAAAAACAGTTGGGGTTCCAAAGCTAGGCGTGGTTCCGCTAACGCTGCCTACAATCGCTGTGCCGTAATTTGAGTTTCCACCGTCCATATAAGACACGACAAATTTGTTACTACCTGTGTCGTAAACTATATCCATAAGACTAGAGTTTGCTGACTCAAATGTAACCTTAGAAGAAGCTGACACACTCGTACCTGATATAGTCAGAACTCTAGCTGTGCCGTAATTGCTATTACCGTTGTCTCTATAAACAACCATACTATTAGCACTGTCTGGAGAGTAAGCCACAGCCGGATAGTCGCTTGCGTTAGTCTCTACTTCCAATACAGAACCGAATGAAATACTCGTGCCGGACACAGTGCCAACGACAGCCCTTACCTTATTACTACCACTAGCGTCAGTAAAAGTAATAAGAGCCTTATCTTGCCCAGTGTCGTAAGTTATATCTATATAGTTTGAACCGGCAGAATTAAACGCAACAGGTGTGCCGTAAGTAATTGAGTTATCAGAGGCAGGGGTAGCCACCACCGCATAACCGTAATCACTTGTGCCTTTCCAAGCGATAATAGTCTTGCCGCTATCTGGATCGTAAACACTTGCAGTGTAGTAGGTCGCGGATGATTGAAATACTGCCTCACTACCGACTGACGGAGTAAAAGTTTGCGGCAACAACGACCCGTTAGTAATTACCCCGCCCTCGACAACCACTTCGCCTGATGCAGAGTTGTTGATAGCTTGGTTGGTGATGCCTGCGAAGTTAGTTGAGTTTGATGACGCAAGCTGTAAAACTATTGAAGTCCCGTAATTGCTATTACCACCATCTTCAAAGCCAATTACTATTTTGTCTGAATTAGTATCATAGGTAGCAGTGCATCTTTCTGACGTTGCTGCTGCAAACACAACAGGCGTTGCGTAAGTAATCGACGTACCACTTACAGTGCCAACAGCATAGGTTCCGTAATTGCTATTGCCTTTATCCATATACACCACAACCGCCTTCCCTGCGTCTGGGTCAAACGTCATTCCAACTTCTTGTATGCCGCCACCCTCAAATTCCACTTCAGAGCCATAGGATATAGACGTACCGCTAACCGTCCCAACGAGCGATTTACCTTTTTCTGAATCAGCGGTATCTTCATATGCGATAACCACTTTGTTATTAGTGGTGTCAAATGCACACACTGAATTGGCAGTGCCAGCGGCATGAAATACAACTGGAGTTCCAAATGAAATAGACGTACCACTCACAGTGCCAACGATAGCGGTTCCCTGATTCCCATCTCCTTCATCAGTATATACCAGCACTGTTTTATTACTTGATGTGTCAAAGCAAGAAGATTGTTGATACAAACCTGATCCAGCAGACTCAAAAACAACTGGAGTTCCAAAGGTAATTGATGTTCCGCTTACCGTGCCTACTGCGGCTGTACCATAGCTGCTATTGGCTGTGTCTTTGTAAAACGTAACTACTTTATTTAAGTTGCTGTCAAATGTAGTTGAGCTTTCCCCAAGAGTGTTCGTAGAAATGGTAGCCTCAGAACCAAAGCTAATGCTTGTCCCACTGACCGTACCGACCACCGCTTTTGTATTCTCACTGTCACCCTGATCTCGGAAAACAATCACAACTTTATTTGAGTTGCTGTCAAAAGTTCCTGACTGAAAATAAGTAGTCGCAGCGTTGAATGTAACAGCAGTGCCGAAGCTAATACTCGTTCCACTAACCGTGCCTACTATTGCTTTCCCGTGATTTGAGTCTCCAGAATCAGTATAGATGATGACTACCTTGTTGTTTGAGGAGTCAAAGATAGGCTGAATATAGTAAGATTGTGCCGTTTCAAAAACGACCTCGGAGCCAAGTCCTTCCGCTACAGCAGCTATTGCAGTCACAGTCCCGTCACTCTGCAAAGCGACTGCCTGTCCTGTAGCCAGATTACCGCTGGCCGTGGCCGTTATGACTTTTGCGCCAGCACCCGCTGGAAGTAGATCGCTTAGATTGCTCATGTGCTGTAATCCAGATTGATGCTTGTGGCTGACATTGCTTTACCAGCGGTCACCGAAGAAGATGCCGTGCTAAGTGATCCGTCATTTTGAACAAAGTAAGTTGCGCCCGGAGTTAAACTGCTCAGACCATTAGCTGCAATCCCGCCCTTCATCGTGACCTTGCCGCTTGCTGCGTTTGATATAGCTGCGTCTGCTATGCCGAGGAAAGAAGATGAGTTTGAGCCTGCGTTGGCCCATATAATTCCTGTGCCGTAGTTGCTGTTGCCACCATCTTTATAAACAATGACGGTATTTTTTGCCGAAGAATTATACGCAGCCCCTATTTCTTCAGTTGACGCTGAGTCAAAAACTACTGCTGTACCAAAACTAGGAGTCGTACCAGACACCGTGACAGGTGCTACTTTGCCCTTGTTACTGTCGGCTGAATCTGCATAAGCCAAGTTGTATGTATTCGCGCTACTATCGTAGGCAAGTCGAGGATAATAGACATTAACCCCAGAAACAGTAACATTACTTCCTAGTGAAAAGCCGCTTCCGCTAACCTGACCAGCACGGAGGGTGAGCAAGTAACTGCTGCCACCATCGCCCCACGCCACTAGAAAATTGTCGTCTGTAGAATTATAGGCAATGCCTATAGCATAACCTGTGCCACTTGCTTCAAGTTGCGTTGAACTTCCAAAGCTAATCGACGTTCCACTGACTGCGCCAGATATGAGTTCAATGCCAGTACCTTGATAAGCAATAATTACCCTGTTGTTTGTAGTATCGAAAGTAATACCGATCCTGTTAGACTCGCCACCGTCTATTTCTGCGGCGCTTCCAAAGCTAATCGACGTTCCGCTTACTGTGCCAACTATGGCTTTGCCTTTATTAGAATCACCCGCATCTCTATAGGCGACCACTACTTTATCCGCAGAGGTATCATAAGTGGCTGCATTCCAAAAAACAGCCGCAGACTCATAAACAACCGCACTACCAAAGCTAATACTTGTTCCGCTTACAGTGCCAACATTTGCGGTTCCATAGTTACTGTTTGCTCCATCTCTATATACTACTATTACTTTATATGTATCTGGATCGTATGTGCCGCCAATATAAGTTACATCGTTTCCGGTGCTAAATTGAACAGGCGTACCCCAGCTAATTGAGTTACCTGTTACAGTCCCCACAGCAGCTTTGCCTTTGTTGCTATCACTCGCGTCTTGGTAAAAGACAACTAATTTATTGTTATAAGAATCGTAAACTACAGTAGAGTAATCAGTACTGCCTGACTCATAAACAGCGGCTGACCCAAGGCCAGCAGCCGTAGCTTCAACTGCTTTCACTGTCCCGTCACTCTGCAATATTACAGTCTGGCCGCTAGATATAGCCCCACTCGCAGTAAAACTTAGCTGCTTACTGGCCGCACCCGCTGGTAAAAGATCGCTTAGATTTGTCATGTCAAATCCATCATGTTAATTGTTGTGGCAGTGACAGCCTGTCCTATCTTCTGTGCAGGGCTTGTGCTTGACGTAGTGACCGTGCCGTCTTCTTGGACGTAGTAGTCAGAGCCTATCGTCAGCGAGGACTGCTTGCTGTTGATGCTGCCCTTGACGTTGATCTTGCCTGTTGCGGTATCTGAGATCGCAGCATCTGCTAGGCCAAGGAAGTTTGTCGCGGTTAGATTTGTTGTTGTGCCAGCTACCTGAAGGACATATGCTTTTCCTTCGTTATTTGTGTTGTCTGATAACGACAACAAAACCCTGCCTGCATTGCTGTCAAAAGCAGAACCACCAAAACCATTGTTGTAGTTGGTAATTACTACAGGTGTCGCAAAAGATATGCTGTTACCCGCAGTGGGTGTCCCAACAGCATATTGGCCATAGTCACTATTATTTTGATCTCGATATTGAATAACAACTTTGTTTGCTACAGAATCAAAAACTATCGAATGAACGTCTGTAATACCGCCTTCAAATTGCACCTTGCTTCCCCAGCTTACTGAGTCCCCAGATATTTCACCTACAATAGCCCTGCCCCTTCTGTCGTTATCTTTATCTTGGTAGGCAAGGATTATTTTATTTAGGTTGCTGTCAAAAGCTAGGCGAATGTCTTCAGCTTCGTATGATCCTGCGCTATCAAAAGCTGCGCCATCTGTGAACGTGATGCTTGAGCCTGAGACAGTGCCGACTTTAGCCCTGCCTCTTGTGTTGTTATCATTATAAGCTACAACAAATTTATCGTTGGTTGTATCGTAGACCACATCCTGTGGGTCTGCCACGGAATTACTTTCATACACCACTTCTGGGTTGGTTGTAGTAACTGAAGTACCACTGACCGTTAGAAGTCTTGCTGCGCCTCTGCTGCCGTTCCCACCATCTGAATAGATAATCATATGCTTGCCAGCATCGGGACTGTAGGCAACTCTGATGCGGGTTGATTGATTGCCCTCTACCTGTAAGGCAGAACCGAAAGAAATACTGGTTCCTGACACAGTGCCGACGATTGCTTTTGCCTTATCACCATCTCCGACATCCTGATAGGCAACTAATACCTTATCCTCACCTGTATCATAAGAAGCGTCTATATAGTTGACTGCTGCGCTCTCAAAAACAGTGGCTGTACCAAAAGAAACAGAACTACCTGATATTGTACCAACACGAGCCATCCCATAATTACTGTTCCCATTGTCCCTGTAAACAAGTATTACTTTATTGTTATCTGGGTCAAACACGACTGTGTTGTACTCTGTAGTATCTGAAGTGGCGAAACTCACCGCACTACCAATATTTTCTGTTATCGAAATCTCGGCAACCTGAGTGACCGTACCATTATCATTCAAGATAACAGGCTTGCCAGAAGCTATTGTGCCACTGGCCGTGAACTCGACAATGTTCTGCCCACCACCGCTGGGCAGCAGATCAGAAAGATTACTCATTTACACGCTCCAGCCGATTGTGCCGTTGATGTAGGTCATTACGATCTCAGCGAAGTTCTTATCGAACGTCAGATCGGTTGCGCTACTGGCAATGTTTGAACCGTTCCTAGCTACCGTAAAGTTCGTAGTCTCTGCGGCGCCTGTGCCATCCTTAATTACCACCGCGTCCCCCGCACTAGGAGAGGAAGGCAGCGTAATCGTTATACTACCGGCTGTAACCACAACATAGTCTCTGTTACTCGCTGTATAGTTGCCGCTCTTCAGAAGTGGGACTATCGCGCCAGAGCCGCCGTTAGCAAAAGGTAGCACACCGGATACGTTTGCAGTCAGACTACAGTAGGTAGTGGCTGTAGAGCCGGTACCACCGTTGCCTGTGGGTAATGTTCCTGTAACTTGTGAGGTTAGGTTTACATTGGCTAACGTGCCGCCAAGGGTAAGATTGCCTGAGCTGGTGACCGTGCCGGTAAGTGTTATGCCATTTACTGACCCTGTACCACCTACGCTGGTAACGGTGCCATCGCCCACGTCAACTTGACCCAAGGCGTCTACTACAGCAGCCCCGGAACCCGCGCCATCCAGATATACAATCTTGGCTGCGCCTGTGGGTATAGTGACGTTAGCGCCAGAGCCTTGTGAGATATTTATGGACTGACTTCCGCTAGTAGCGTTCTCTATCCACATCACCCGAGAAACGGTGTTTGGCCCGATAGTCAAGGTTCTGGTTGCTGTAAGAGATGCACCAGAAGTGACCTTTAAATACAGCGCACGAGCTGGATCAGTCGCTCCATCAGCCACCGTCGTAGTAGCGTCAGCGTCTGAACTAAACGCAGCTTGGGTAGCATACCCTAGCGATTCCCCGATAAGCTCTAAATTAGTGTTAGTGCTTGTGCCCCAAGTGCCGTCTTCATCACCTGTGGTAATTTCTTTGAGTCTTAAATTATTTACATAAGTAGCCATTCGTCAGCTCCTAGGCGGCTTTATCTATATCCACCCATCCGGGCGTCTGTGTGTCTGTTACGTTTGTCCAGTTAGGTGTTTGACTGTCGTCTATTGTAGTCCATATAAAAAAGTTTACATCCCCAACTGCACCGGTTCCAGCTACTCCCGTAGGAATAATTGTCTCGTCTACCGAAATCGCTACGGTGCCTATTGCACCCGTCCCTGCTACACCTGTTACTGCTGGAACTACAGTAGCGCCATCTGCACCTATCTGTCCTGTGCCTGATACGCCTGTTGGAGTAACATTTCTATCGTAGGCTGGTGTTGCTGTGCCTATGGCACCTGTGCCGGATACGCCTGTGATTGCAGGCACTACTGCATCTGTTGCAGTACCTATAGCTCCGGTTCCACTGACCCCAGTAACATTAAGAGCTACTTGGGTTGTTACACTACCTACAGCACCTGTGGCACTTACGCCATCTGGTATAACAATGTCGGCAATAAAAACATTTGCAGTGCCAACCGCGCCGGTACCCTCGACACCTACCGGGATCACCACATCGTCTACAGCAACGATGAAGCCCCCCATTTCTCCTACGCCCTGTACCCCTGTGGGTATTTGGACGCTGCTGTAGTTAGTTACTACAGTACCTACAGCTCCGGTGCCTTCCACTCCTGTGGGAGCTACGTTATCGCCTAATACGATAACTGCGGTGCCTATTGCACCTGTGCCCGCCACGCCTACCGGAACAACACTATCCGATATGGCAAATGTTACTGTCCCTACTGCTCCAGTGGCAGAAACGGAGACATTGACATTCGCACCCCAAGCACCTTCGCCCCAAGCACCATTTCCCCAAGTCGCCCCGAGGTCTAGGATGGTACCTACACCACCCCAGCTATTACTGCCCCAGCCTCGCTCACCAAAGCCGCTTGTTGGCCCTGAATACATGAGGCTGTCCTACTAGGCTATGCGAATAATCGCAGTAGAGGCGCCAGCAGCGGGAAACTGGATTTGGAAATCGCCAGTGCTAACAGTTTGATCGCCACCAAAACTTAATACCGCACAAGCAGAATTAGAGTTGTTAGTGTTATAGATCATCGCGCCACTTGTAGTGAAAGACGCACTTGACCAAGTAGTGTCAGCAAAATCGCAGACAGCAGTAGTGCCACTAGCCACAGGAGTTACGTTGGTCAGAGTGTTGCCACCTGCGCTGTAACCTGTGCCGCTAGTCTCATCGCTGTTGCCAGTGATGTTAGAGTAGTTAGTGCTTGCAGCGCCATAAGTGCCTGAACCTGAAGCAGTTGCCTTTAATAGTGCAATCTTCAGCGTGTCAGCGCCATTTTGCAGGTCGTGTAAACCCTTAAGCAGCTCAACTT